GATGTAGAGGTAGGGGTAGTTGGACGCCGGGAAGCCGTCGCGGTTGTTGCGTCGGTCGTAGAAGACCTCGACGTATGCGCCGGTCTCCTGGTACTTGCGGCTCTTCTTCAGGGTGGTGTCCACATAGGACGAGCCCTGCTGCGCCGCGATCTTCGTGATCTCGAATGCGATGAGACCTGCGGGCCGTTTGAAAACGTTCAATGTCGTGGTGACGCCGTCGAGGTCCACCCAATCGTAGGTGGCCGCTTCCGGCGCGACCTGATAGCCGAACTCCGTGTTGAACTTCCAGCCCATCGACTGAACTTCGCGGACGACATCCCGAAGGGTGTTGATCGCTATCGTAGCGTCCGCTTGAGTCGCAGTGTCCACGTCCGCGATGGGGGATTCCCCGATGGTCGCGAGCATGGCGTTCACCGCCTCTAGCTCTGTCGTGGCCGAGAGGCTAACGATCTGTGGCATGATGTTCCTTCAAGTAGTTGATTGCGTTGGTGAGTATCTGAGGGTCGTCGTTGGCTTGTCCCAAGATCAGGTTGCACTTGGGACACAGGAGCCCGCGTACCTCGCCTGTGTCGTGGTTGTGGTCGATCACGAGCGAGGCTGTTCGCAGTAGCTTATGCCCTACTTCATCAGCGTGGGTGCCGCAGATGGCGCAACGATGATCCTGATTCTCCAGTAGCTCTTGGATGGCACCGACTGTGGTGTTGTACCGCTTCGCGTTTTGGGTGATGTTGACACAGTCCTTGCATTCCCTGCGTCTGAACCGTCGTCCCTTACCTGTGTGCGCGAACCTAGAGATGTCCTTCGACTCCCCACAGACCTTGCAGGTCCGTGTGGTCATGGGTCTTTCTAGTTGGGAGAGGAAAAAAAGCAGGGGCAGGGAGGTTGAGTCCCTACCCCCGCTCAGAGGTGTTACGTCGTGCTGTCGGTCACGAGACCGAGGGCCACCAAGGCCGTCATCAGGCTGGCGAGTGCAGCGTTCGCACCCTTCGAGCCCGAGACTGTCGGCTTCGCATCCGGGGGCGTGGTGCCGAAAGCACCCAGAGCCCCGACCTGCGCCGGTCCACCCTTGTGAACGTAGGCGGTCTTCTGTTCTGCCATGTGACTTGCTCCTAGCGAATAGAAGGGGGCCCCCGAAGGGACCCCCTGCTAGTTCACTGGTTAGGCGGTCTTGATCTCGACGGCGCACTCCGGGCGGAGGATGCCGTGACCCATCGCGTACTTCCCGACGATCAGGGTTCCCTGACGCCGGATGTCGTAGGCCATCTCAACCCCGAGGTCCATCAGCTTCACGGTGCCCACGGCACCCTTCTGCATGACGAGCGCCACGCTGTTCGTGAACGCGCCCTGATAGGCAGTCGGGCCTGTGGCAACGGTCGTGCCGTTGGGGAGGTTGTTGGAAGCGACGATCTCCGCTCCACCGATCCGACGCACGAGGCCGCTCGCGATGGAGCCGTTGCCCTGCGGGTTGTAGTCGGTGTGGATGAGCTTGCTCGAAGACTCCAGGAGCAGGTAGTACTGCGCGGGCTTCACGAACACGAAGCGGTCCTCGCGGGGGACATCCTTCTCGTCCATCGCCTGAATCGCGTCGTAGATCGCCGTGACGAGGTCGTCAGCCACGGTGGCCGACGTCGCAGAGGTCACAGCCGTTCCGCCGTTCCCACCCGTGACGGTGGCGGTGGCGCGGGCGGCGAGGTAGCCAACCTGCGCGAGCTGCTGGTCGAAGGTCTTCGCCAGCGCACGGCCCACGTCCTGGGAGTAGATCGACCGAACGTCGTAGTGGTTCATGGCCTCGTCGATGGAGGCGATGAAGCGGTCGGCCACGAGCAGGTCGTCAATCGTGATGACTCGCTCGTTGTGCGCGACCACGGAACCCACGAGTTCCGCACCGGGGGTGTGGTAGGCAGCGGTGCCCTTCCACGTCGCCGGGAACTGAGCGGACGAACCGCTCGAAATGCTCCGCACCATGTGGCGCGGGAGGAATGCGTTCGTCTCAGCGAAGGCCGTGAGGACCTCGCCCGCGAACACCTTCAGGAACAGCGCCGTGGCGCTGCCCGCCCCGTCCTGTTGTCCAAGACGAGAGACAGTGGCGTTTGCCATTGTGAAACTCCGAGTGAAGAAAAGTGATTGGATGTTGGGAACCATCCGTCACCGTGCTTCGTCTCCACTCTCTGCCGAGATTGTCCGTCGCAACGGGTCACTGCTCGGTGGGATTCTGCTTGGTGTCGGTCACCCCCTAGAGAGGGGTGCGACCTAGTCACTCGGAGGAAAAGCTGTGGGACCCCAAGGCAAGGAGGAGGGAATCCTCGGGGCCCCACGCTACCGCCCGTCTCCGTTTACCGGAGTCCCGAGCGGGATGAAATGCTACAGGTTGTGCTACTTCGTCTTCATCAAGGAGAGAACCTGCGCCACGTTCGGAATGACCTTCTCCGCACTGCGGCCCACGATGTACCCACCCACGCCGAGCTTCAGTAGCTCCCACATGTGGTCAGGGATGACCACGCTCGGGAGCCCGAAGTAGGCGGTGAGGACGTAGTTGTTCAGAACGATGTAGGTGAAGACCAGCATGAGGATGGGACGCCAGTTGCGAGCGAGCCACGACTCCGACTTCATCTCCGCAACGATGACTTCCTTCTGCGACTCGACCCAATTGGCCTCAGCCGCGAGGACCTGCGTCTTGAACTCGTTACCGACCTTCTCAAGCTCCATCATCTTCTGGAGCTTCTCTTCGGACGTCGTGGTGACGTCGTCCACCAGCCCGCGCACAGTCTTCAGGAGACCGTCGAGCGGGCCCGACAGGAAACTTAGGATGCCGCTCATCCGAGAGTTCCCCACTTGGTGACTTCGAGACGCTGCGCGACTTCCTTCCGGTACGCCTCATCGGTCTTGTACCGGGGGTCACTCATCGCCTGTGTGATCTCTGTGTTCGAGCGGAACGACTGTGCGCCTGCGGTGGCCGGTGCCCCTTCACCACTGACAAGGTTGGGCTCCGAGCCCTCCGCTGTCGCGTACTTCGCCATCAGCCCGCGCATCGCGAGCTTGGCCCCTTCAATGTTCCCGCTGTCCACCATCGCGTTATAGACGATCTGCTCATCCTTCGAGAGTCCGGTCGCGGCCCACTTCATCGCCGCCTCGAACTCCTCTTTGCCACCCGCCTCATCGTAGAGGCCGTTCCGTAGGTTCTGCGCGAGAGCTTCCTGGCCCTTGATGTAGCGGTCCACCTGATCTCGCTTGAAGCCCGCCTTCTCCAGCTTCTCGTAGGTCTCGTCCTTGAGCGAGCCCTTGTTCTCGGTGTACTCTTGCGCGAGGGTATCGAGATCGAAGCCCGCCTCAGCCGCAGCCTCTTCAGCCTCGACCGTCTCGGGAATCTTGATCTCGTCCTTCGCAGGGGTGACTTCGTCCTTCTTGCCCCCCTGACTCTGCTTCTTCTCCAGCTCGCCGTATGCCTTCGCAAGGTCTTCCGGTGTCTTGAACTTCTCCGGGAGCCAGCCGGGCCGATCCCCCGAGGGCTTTTCCTCAGGGGTCGGCTCGACCTTCTTGGAAGGATCGACGGACACCGACGTGACTCCGTCCTTCTCGACCGGCTCGCTGACCGTAGCGTTCGGCTTCGCGGTGTCCGGGGAAGTGTCGGTGCTGATCGTGATCCGTTCAGTCATGTGCTAGTAGTCCGTCCTCTTGTTCCCACTGCGCGTGGGGTACGTTGCAGGAAGCAGTTCTCCGGCCTCGCCTCGCCGCTGGCCGTCCTGCTCGACGGGCTCCTGGGGGATGGGCGGGGACAGCTTCGATGGACGTGACGGTTTCGCGTCTGCCATACTCTCCTCTTAGGATTGGGGCTGCTGTTGGGCGGAACGGTCCTGCGCTGCGAGCGCCTGATCGCTCATGGCTCCGATGGCTGTGGGGCCCATCGCCTTCGCCATGTCCGCCTGCTGTTGCTGCTGCTGTGACTGCTGGACCTCTTCGTCGGAGCGCAGGAGACCTTCGGGATCGATCCCGAGGGCGGTCGCCCGCCGTCGTCCGTACTCTCCGATGTTGATGTACTGGCCCGCCTGCTCCGGGGTGAA